TTTTCGCGGATCGTGCGCAGGTCCGACTCACTTACCGGCTCATTTTTGAAGTTCTTGCCCAGCTCGAAGCGGGCATTGTTGAATGCATCTTCGATTACGTGGCTCGTAACCCACCCTGCTGGAAGCGCTCTCAGTTCGCCGTATGTCATTGTGTTTCTCCTAGTGAGGCTGGTTGCCTCTCCTGTGTTGCATGGATTACCAATCAAAAGCTATGCATATTGGGCCGCACTTGCCAAGAGCATGAGGTCCACCGGGAGCAAAATGAGCGGCAATAGCTGCCTTATCCATCTGCTCATTGCGATCCTTTAGCGCGTAGTGATCGTGCTGCCATCCTTTGCGGGCTGGTGCTCCCGCCAACATCTCAGCGCAGCGGGGGCAATCGCTATCCTTGCGGCCAAATACCATCTTGCACTCTATGCTGTGCTTGAGCGATCCATTTTTGTTGTAGCTTGGCTCGTACATCATGTAGCACCTCTGTTGATCTGTAATGAGTATCGGCCAAGCATCAAAATAAGTCAAGCGAAAAATGGAGAAAAGTGGAGAATAATTGCAAATAGTGGAGAATGAGCGCATTACATGATGCTCCACATCGCTCCAATCATAGATTCCCACAGGAAATACACAATGCGTAAAATCACGATTATGGTAGCAGTGCTTGCATCCCTATTGATATTGCTGCTTTATGTGCTGTATCGTGGCTCTAGGTGATTGATATGGCAGGCAGGCCAACAGCTTATCGCGCGGAATATGCTAAGCAAGCAGAGAAGCTGTCTCTGCTCGGTGCTACCGATATACAAATGGCTGATTTCTTTGGAGTTAACGAATCAACTATAAATCTATGGAAACATGTGCACCCTGAATTTTCCCGGTCCGTAAAAGTGGCAAAGGCTGAAGCTGATAAAAATGTTGTGCGATCGCTCTATCGCAAAGCTGTTGGATACGAGTTTGACAGCGTTAAAATCTTTTGCGGAAAAGATGGAGAAGTTACGCAAGTCCCTTATCGTGAGATAGTTCCGCCATCTGATACGGCTTGTATCTTCTGGCTAAAAAATAGGCAGCGGGATAACTGGCGTGATAGACAAGAGGTTGATCATAGCGGCGAGTTGGGCATTAAGACTGTATTGCTCCCTGTTGCGAGCAAGGCCGGTGTGGATTCTCGCCCCAAGAAAGAGCCTGAGTTTTAGGCGTGTAATCACGGTTTGTGCTATATTGATTACAAGATATAGGGGGATTGATTACATGGCTACAGGAAAAGTGATTACAGTAATGTGTGCGGCTCGTTTACCAGAGATGCTGGTAAAGAGGATTGATACAGCAGCAGCGTCCGGTGGTGTGTCTAGGGCGCAGTTTATCGCGGATGCGTGCCGTGCCAGGCTCGATGGCCCTACGGATAATGCAAGCAAGTCGGTCGCCGTGCCTGATACCCGATCCGCCAAGCCCGATATGGATGCGCTGCGAGCGATTGCCGCTGGCAAGATAGGCAAGGGCATGGTCGATGCCGAGTCGGCGATTGATCCCTGCGCACTCGGCATACAAGATGCCCTATCTGATTGCCCTGATCCGTGCTCACACGTTGAGTACTGCGAGGATGATGGCGAGAGCTACCACTGCGCGCTGATTGCTGGACACAAGGGCAAGTGCAAGCGAGGGGATAAGGGTTGAGCCATCCAGCAGTAGATGCGAGCGGTGTGCTGGATGTAAGCAAGCTCTGGGAGCCTACGGCGAAGAACAAGCTCATCCGGCAATCTACTGCGCGTAATCGTCTGCGGGTAGGTGGTACAGGATCAAGCAAGTCGTCCGACGCGATGATGGAGATCGTCACAGACTACCTGCTGCGATTCCCCGGCTGCATGGCTCTTATCCTGCGTACTACGATGCCGGAGCTTGAGCGTAGCAACATTCCTAACTTCAAGTCGTATGTGCCGCAAGAACTATATAAGTACAACGATTCAAAGCACATAGCTACATTCTTCAATGGAAGCAAACTGTTTTTCTCCCACATGCAATACTTTAGTTGGAACGAGATGGAAGCGTATCAGTCGTCCAGCTTTCCCGCGATATTTCTGGATGAGTGCGGTGGCATCCCAATGTCTGTGTGGCAGTTCTTCCAAGCCCGTAATCGAGTCAATCCCGAGTGCCAACCTGATGCAGATGGCAACTGGCCTATCCCAGTGATGCTTGGCGCGACTAATCCAATCGGCGCGTTCTGGGGTGATTACAACGACTACTTTGTGCTACACAAACCGGGGGATCTGGAAAAGGAGTGCAAGCAGGATAAGCGCGGGCGCATCTGGTCTCCGGTGCGTGGCCCTGCATCGAAGCCTGACGTAGCAGAGGATTGGCGGCTTGAGTTTGATCCGTACGAGTGGGAATACATTCACAGCACCATCTTCGACAATCCTCATATGCTGGAGAAAGATCCTGGCATCGTAGAGCGATTGAATGCGATTCAGCCTAAAGAGTTGCGGGAGAAGTTCCTAAGCGGCAAGATGGATATGCACGTCGGGCAGTACTACGACTGCTTCAGTCCTGAGTACGATGTGGTAAATCTGCGCGACGATCCCGATGCAATCATCTGGCAATACTGGCAACCGCGCTGGTTAGGGTGGGATTGGGGGCGCGCGCATTGGAATGCAGTGTGCTGGTTCACTAAGGCTTTGGTGCGCAAGGGTGCAGGAGAGTACAAGCTAAAAACTGTGATGTACCGAGAGTACGTTGATCGAGGTTTGGACTATATCGAGATGGCGGATATTGTGACGCGTCTCACTCGGATGGGTTTGCCCGGATCGCAGCGTGAGGACAATGTAGAGCGCAAGGGGGTCGATTATCGTACCGCTTACTTTAGCCACGAGAAGTTTGCGAAGCAGATGGAGGCGGAAAGCCCAGCGGCAAAACTTACGAAGTACCTGATGGATAGAGGGATGGCAGGAGTAGAGCGAGCTACGACTGATCGCGTTGGGCGAGCAACACTGCTGTATCATTTGATCCGGACACGAGACTTTGTGATATTGGACACATGCCCAGAAGCAATCAAGGCAATTCCTCAATGCGTTCGAGATGAGAAGCAGATTGAAGATGTGCTCAAGGTGGAGACCAAGGGCGATGATATATATGATGCGCTTTCTCTTGGCTTGTTTGGTGAACTTGGGACGCGAGCAAAGCCTCAAGAAGAGCGCGACCGTGAGAAGATTGCTGCGGCTGGAGATGATATGCAGCGTTACTTGGTAAAATACAAGTTGACGCAAGAGGCTCAGAAGCGTAAGGATAGAGCTGAGGAACGCCGGGGGGCGGAGTATGACTGAAAATCAGCGCATTGTGCTGAATTGGAAGGCACGGCTAAAGAACGCGGGCTGGCCTGATGAGGCCGCGAAGGATATTGTGCGCGATCTGTGCGAGGTCGGTTACAAGCAGTGCATTGAAGACATCAAAGAACGCAATTCGGAGCGGGATAAGATCATCGATAAGGCGGTAGCTAATTGAGCATTCGTGAATTCTTTGTCGATTGGTTGACCGCTTCCCGATACGTCAAGTGGTTAGAGTCTCGCCATGATGAGCAGAAGCAGGTTTATACGCAATGGCTCGGCGAGAAGGATGCGCAGATCAAGCAGTTGCGTACAGAGATTGCGGGATTGAAGATTGAGAGTGATAGAATGCGAGCAGTGCTGATGCCGTTTGGTTCTTCGGCTGGCGCGGCATATTCTCAGCAGTACAATGCAAGTAAGCCGCCTGTGGTTCCTGAATTCAGCGGCCCGGATGATTGGTCAGCAGAACTGAATAAGCTGTACGAAAAGGAGAAAGCAGATGGCATTTCAAGCGACAGACGGCAAGAAGTTCACGAATCGACCTCCGATGATGCAGCATAACCGATCAATGGCAAGTAAGTCTGGTGGTTTGATGGGTCGAAGCGATCCCCTACAGCAGCCCGGACAAGATGATGGCGAAGAGGAGATCGACCAGAACGATAAGCCGATCCATACCGAGCATCATCCTGAAGGTGGGCATACGACAACGCACGAGTCTGGCGCGGAGAAGCATACGACAACGGCTGAAGAGCTTGTTGACCACTTGAAGAAGCATTTGCCTGAAGAAGAGCAGAAAATTGCAGGTGGTGACGAACCGGAGTATGAGTAATGTACGGCACAAAAAAGGTAAATCTCGGGAATAAAGGCTCATTCCATATCAAAGAGGGGGCCATGACTGCCGCTGCTAAGCGTGAAGGCGTGAGCAATTCCGCCTATGAGAAGGAACACAAAGGCGACCCAGGAACGTCTGGCAAGCGTGCGCGCCTGGCCATCACCATGTCGAAATGGAAGCACTGATATGGAAATCCTTCCCGATGAGCGGATCCAACTTGACGAGATTTACGCTATCTTCAGGCGTGCGCTGAATGCTGGGATTCCAGTCGATGCGATTCAAGAAGAGCTAGAATCTGCGTATCGATCGCATATCATGGCCGCTCGGGAAGTTTTAGCTACGGCTGCGAATGTGGAGCACTGATGGAATTTGAGAAGCAAAAGCCGATCACGGACGAATATCGTGCGGAGTGGGACCGGGTATTCGGTTATGGCAGACCTATCGTTCATCTTTCCGATGGGCGATTCGCGGTATCCATGAACGCAATTACCTATCCCAACGGATGCCCGATCCTGAGCGAGGAAAAGAATGGCTGACAACCGCACCGATGCGCCGATCCTAGACGAGGACGACCAAGAACTTGATGAGTTCGATCCTGCGAGTCTTCCACTTGGTACGTTTGCAGCGTTTGATGTTAGCGATCAACCACTTTGGACGGACAAAGAAGGCGAGTATCAGCTAACCCAAGATCAGAAGAATGCAATCAAGGCGATGGTTCAAGCGGCGGCGCAGGCTGACTCGGTACCGCATCGTATTGAGATCCAGGGAGCGTGGTGGCTCGAACTACTCGATAGGGGATTGCAGAGACTACGATCTACAGCGAATGGAGCGTGGGAGCCGTTCTATGGTAGCCGTACTGCTTCGATGGGGATGTATGGAGCTCAGCAGTCTGGTGGGTATTACGACACAAACGTAATAGGAGAGAAGAACGACACGATTACATCTCTTCTATCGTGCGAGATTGCGAGTTCTACGTTCTTCCCTGAAAAACCGGGTGATCCTGATGATGAGGTCTACGCACAGCAAGCCAACTGCCTAAAGCATTTCATGGCAGAAGAGAACAACTACGGAGAACTACAGGCCGAAGTTGGACGCTTTGCATGTACCGATGAAACATCTATTGCGTACACAAGACCTGTTGCAGATGCACAGCGTTGGGGATATGAGGATAATGCACCTGATGTAGTTCCTGAAACAGAGGATGGAGAAGACCCGGATGCGAAGAATGCAGCGGAATCTAAGCGGCCAAAGATTCGCACACTCACAAGCGTTTACGGAAAGTTATCACGGAAAGTTCCACTACTGGCAAAATCAAAGGATGCGTGGGCGTACGCGATGTTGGCGCACGAAATTGATATTTCCATCGCCAAGGCAAAATGCCCGTGGGTGGCAAAGCAGATTACAGCCGGAGATTTAGGAATTGCCGAGTTGAAACTGGATCGGTTGGCACGTCAGTCTGTACAGATGTCAATGCAGAGCCAATATGCTACTGGCGACAGTTTGATGCGTGACGTTACTGAGACGTATGTTTGGTTCCGACCTAGCTTCTACATGGATGATTCCTGCCCGAAGGCTTTGCGTTCATGGTTCTGGACTAATTTCCCCAAGGGTATTCTTGTAGCTTATGAGTCTGGGGTGTTGGCGTGGGGCCGCAATGAATCGATGGATGAGGTATTGACTGAGTTCCATGCCCGAAGCGGAAATGGACAGAACCGACGTGCGCTGACTGAAAGTTTCGGCGGCCCTCAGATGCGATTGAATGTTCTGGTAGATTTGCGAGATGAATTTTGCCGTAAAGCGATTCCCCGCGTTGGGCTTGATAGCAACGTGTGGAATGTGGATGCAATTAGGGCGTCAAGTGTTCGAGCAGGAGTATACGAGCCTTTCATTATGCCTGCTGGCCAACGTCCTGCTACTGATACTGTTTTGCAGCTTCCAATGGCTACAGGAAGTCCTGATATAACCGCATTCATCGAATGGATCAGTGGACCCCTTGCAGAGCAACTTACCCATGCTCAGCAGTCCGTATCAGGTACTTCAGACCCTAATGATCCTATGCAGACAGCTACTGAGTACAACCGCAAGGACAAGAATGCTAAAGCTAGTTTTGGAGAATGCTGGCGCAATATCTTGCGTGGTTTTGCCAACATAAATACGCAATCAGCGGCATGGAATGCGCGTGTCCAATCTCCAGAAACTAAGTTTGATTCCAACTTTTCCGGAATGGGACGAATTACCGCAGAGATTGGCAAGATGAAGTCTGGTTCAGGTGTCGCGCGAGCAGATGGTATGAGCGATTCCCCTACTTCTTGGGCCGACCGTGAAGCTGCATGGGGTAAGGTGATGAGTGATCCCGATCCTGCTATGGCTTCGATCAAGAGTGATCCTGAAAACATGGCAGCAGCAAAGAGGTTTATGCCCCCCGGTATGGTTTTGCCTGGTGTGGATTCGGTTGAGAAGCAGCAAGCGGAATTTGATATTCTTTTGAAATCTGCACCAAAGGATAATCCTCAATTCATCAAGATCCAGCAACTTGTCCAACAAGGAAATGAAGCTATCCAGCAGGCCATAGCGGTAGGGCAAGAACCTGATCCGCAACAGATGCAATCACTGCAGCAGGGTCAGCAGATGATGCAGCAGACTCCTCCAATGATTTCAAGTGTACCTGTCCGTGGAGATGGTTCGGAGAATGACGCTGTAGAGGCTCTAATCTGCTTGCGTATGATGAACTCCGCAGAGGGGCGTAGATTGGCTTCTAGCAAAGATCCTGACGATCAAGCACGCTTCCAGAATCTCCATCTGCATTGGCAGCAGCACCAGACTAGCGCGGCGAAGATGGCAGCGCAGAATCAGCAGCCAATCCAGCCGAAGACCTCGCTCACGGTTGCAGTAGACAAGCTCGATCCACAAGCGCAGACCAGTGCATTGCAGAAGATGGGAGTAGCTACTACTCCAGAGGCAATTCAGCAGCAAAATTCGCTTGCTCCACACGAAGTAACTACTACAGAGCGAGGAATTGGGCCAACAGGAAGCGAAATTGAAAGAAAAACCTCCGTGGTGGGCAAAAGTCTTAGCTAAGTTTGAGCGAAACAATGATACTATGTATGTATGAGAACAGGTAGACCAGTTGAAAATGTGCAAGTTAGGTTTCGAGAAAAGGTAGACATAGTGGGTTTGCCGCCAGCTTCCTACACGAGACTATCGACCAATTGCCATTTGTGGATGGGTAGTATTCGCAATAAATACGGACAGTTTTGGCTGGGAGGTACTAACCGGGGAGCGCATACCGTTGCGTTCGAACTATTCCACGGACGGAGATCGCGGTTGTTAGTTCTTCACCGTTGCGACCGCACGACGTGCGTAAATCCAGAACATTTGTTTGAAGGAACAAATTCGGACAACATGACGGATATGACTGCTAAGGGAAGGTCTAAAGGGAAAAAGAATGGACCAAAAAACCCTCCACGGGGCGAGAGAAACCACCTCCACAAGATGACCGAAGCGCAGATCGTAGAAATTCGGTTGAAGTACGCAACCGGAAACTATCAGCAGCGACCTCTCGCAAAAGAATACGGGCTTTCGCAGGCTACGCTTGGCGCGATTGTCCGATGTGAAACTTGGAAGCATGTAGGAAAATCAATCAGTTAGGACGGTGACAAATGAAAATCAAGATCAAGAAAAGCCCAACTGCAGATACACGCACTTGCGACTTTGCCAACACGACAAAAGAAACCTTGCTTGCGAGCAGTCATCAGCATATCCAGGATGTGGGGGTTGCGATGGCGCATTTTGCCATTATGATCTGCAATCAAGCGAGCGTTCACGATCACGACAAGATTTCCGACATTGACGGATTCCATCGTGACTTCTTGACCGGATTCGAGGAGCATTCATGGTGGGACAACCATCGCAAAGTAAACCGCCATCACCTATTACAAGCCGACGGCATCCCGCAGGATGTAAACCTGATCGATGTTCTCGATATGATCGCCGATTGCGTCATGGCGGGGATGGCGCGTTCCGGTTCCGTGTACGCACTCGATATTAAGCCGGAAGTCTTGATGGCCGCATTTCAGAACACGGTCAAGTTGCTGAAAAACAACGTGGAAGTTGTCGAAGGATAGGACGGAGCAAATATGCCAGACGAGTATGAATTTTTAAGCACTGCATTTCTTCAGGCGATGAACGATATTGGCCGCTATGGTGCCGAGAAATATGGAGAGGAGAGTTCCGAGCACCGCAGACTTCTTGGCGATAAATCGAGGGGCAAAAATCCACGCACATCCACTCAAAGCATCAGCGACCATATTCGCGGTCACTTGTCCGAATACCAGAACAAGGTGAAGCATGATCATTTCGGCGATGAAGCCCATCAGCTTGCCGCTGTAGCATTCAACGCTATGATGGAATTCTACTTTGCAAACTCTGAAGAGGAGAAATAATGCCAGAGGACGGAATCGCAGCAGTTGCGGAAGTGGTCGAACCTGTCAATGCAGAAGTTGACGCAGGGGAATCAACAGAGTCAACAGGCGCGGACGATGGCCAGCAAAAGGTCAAAGAGGGCGAAGGCGACCGCCAGGACAATCGCCACCAGCCAGACGCGCTCAAGAAGCACATCACTGACTTGCGCCGCCGCGCTGACTCGATCACCGATCCCGTCGAGAAGAAGGCGGAGCTGGATCGCATCAAGTTCCTGTATGATACAAGCGGCAAGGCGCGGGGATATGAACAACAGTTCCCAACTGTGCGCGAGGCTCGTGAAGTAAAGTCTTTTCTTGAAGCTGTTGGTGGCCGCGAGGGCGTGCAGCAAATGCAGGCCACCCTCTCTGAAATTGAGCAAGTTGACCAAGCTCTTTCAGCAGGTGATCCCTCTATTGTGGATCGCATGTGGGACGAAGCTCCTGATGGAATGCCTAAGCTAATGCCAGCATTGCTTGAGAAGTTTGCGCAGGCCAAGCCACAGGAATACGAGAAGTTCATTGCGCCTAGATCAATCGGTTATCTCGACCAACAAGGATTTCCCCAAGCGTTCGACCGTATGGTGCAGCTTTATGATGCTGGCAAGACAGATGAAGCCCAAGCGGTACGAAATGAGTTGATCCAGTGGGTTGTTGGAAATAGACAGTCAGCAACGCAAGAAAAGCAGGTTGATCCTGAAGTAGAACGCCTTCGTCAAGAACTTGCCAAGCGAGATGAGGGCCAAGAATCGCAGAAGGTAGATGCGGCTTACAGTGATGTCGTAAACCATGCGGGACCGACGATTGACAAGATTGCTCGTCCAATCATCGGTAAGTTTGGACTAACCAAAGAGGAAAATTCTGCGTTCCGTAATGCTGTATGGAATCATCTTCAGGAGAGTCGAAACTCGAATGCAGATTACAAGACGATTGCTCCGGCAAAACAGCGTCAAGGGTATGACAAATGGACTGAATATGCAAAACGTTGGACGGACGACAATGCAGATGCTTCTATCCGAGCCATCTTGAAGACTCCACCTTGGAGCCGGTTAGCAAATACGCAAAAGACAACAACTCAGGTAACAAAGTCTCCAGCAGTAGCTAATGTCCAGAAGGGGCAGGAACCTTTACCGAGTGAAATCGACTATGGACCAAATGGCAAGATTGCAGCTCGAAAAGCTGGATTCAAGGACTTGTCAGATATGATTTTAGAGGGGCAGGCCCCATTGAAGACTGGTGGTATTCGTAAGTGGCGTTGATTGTGTGCTATTATTTCACCAGCGATGGAACCGCTTGAAAAGTTCCCGTCTCCCTGACGCTAAAAGGATACAGGTTCGCCCGGAAGAGGAGTGCAACGCTCCTTAAAGTTAATGGCTTCCTTGGGATGCAGGACAGCGAAAGCTGAATCTCATTTCTCGGAGCTATTATGCCCACTCTTAATGAAGCGGCAACAGAATCAATCGAACTCGAACAGGTAGGCAAGGAAATTGCCCTTCTGTGGCCCACATTTCGTGGACTTTACAACCTTTTCAGCAAGTCTGCCAAAAAGGTAAACATTGCAAATGTAACTCAGGCTGCGGGTACGACTCGTTCAGCGTGGCGTGAAACCATGATTACGCAGGGTGCCTCTGGCATCGCTGTAGGGTCAGGTGATGGTACTTCACTGGGTTCCGGAACCGGATCGCAGACGGCATCTTTTGCTATGGCTCCAATCTGGGCATACAACGTGACACAGTACACGCGTCTCGCTGAACTTGCTACCAACGGAGCAGAACGGGCTGTTGAGTCGTTCACGAAGACAGAAATCAAGCGATCCATCAAGCAGTTCTATAACGGAATTGAAGGTCTGTTCAATGGCGACGGTTCGGGTGCGTTTGACCAGATTCCTGCTAGTGCTGTAATCACGACTGGTGGTTCTGGGGTTCAAACCAGCATAATTCAGGGAGTTTCTACCGCCGCGGTATTCGTCGATCAGCAGGTAGTGCAGTTCTTTCCGTCTGAGGGTGGAGCGGCTCGTACTGGTACTGCCACGATCAGTTTTGTCGATGTGGTTGGTCAGACGCTTTACTTCTCTACCGCGCTTCCTAGTGGAACCACACAGGGAGACTACATCATGGTTGCCGGTTCTTCGGGTGCCGTTGGATCGTCTGTTCTTGGTATTCCGTACTGGAACACGAATGGAAACTCTGGCACCAAGGGCGGATTGTCGATGGCTAACTATCCGTCTCGTCTATCTACTCCGGTAATCAACTTGGGTGGATCGCAGATTACCCCAAGCGTTGCTCAACGTGCCTTTGTGCTGCTTACCCGCGCACTTGGTGATGACGCTGAGGAACTTGATAAGGGTGTTTGGTATGGACGCCCTGAACAGGTTGCAACGATTGCAAGTCAGTGGTATTCGACTTTGATTACGCAAAACAGCGAACCAAAGAGCGATAGCGTATTCGACCGTGCTCGGCAGGGGGTTGCTAAGGAATTTGGCGAACGCCCATTCGAGTATTCCAATACTGCGAAGCCGGGACGTGCTGACTTGCTATTCACTGAAAACTGGTCACTTGGTGAACTCTGCCCCGTTGGTCTGTATGACTTTGGTGGTGGAAACACTGTGATGCCGGTTCCTGATATTGGCGGTGGTGTGGGTGCTACATACTTGACCGCCAAGATGTTCGTCTATGAGTGGGGTGGACAGTTGTGTAATAGAATTCCAAGGCACGGTCTTTTCGTAAGTAACGCCGGTACTATTCAGATTTGACGTTAGTTAGCTGTTTGCAATAGAATGGGACTATCGAAAGGTGGTCCCATTCATGGAACAAAAATATTGCAAACTCTGCGACTCGACAAAAAAGGTTGCCGAGTTTTACGTAACCAAAACTGGACCGCACGCTGGAAGAATAGCGACATATTGCAAAGCGTGCTGTTCTAAGAGAGCATTCGCTTACTACAACGACAAGCGAGAGCAGCGCAAGGAAATTCAGAGGAATTGGTACTATGATCAGGTGAAAAAAGACCCGCTCCATTCAGTGAAGATGAAGATGCGGAAATGGGAAATTAAACTTGGTCTTCCGTCTGGATGGTATGAACGAATGTTCGCAGAGCAAAACGGAGTTTGCGCAATATGTGGGAAGCCAGAAGGAAAGAATGGAACGCGAAAATACTTCAATGCGGATCGTCGTAGGTTAGCAATCGATCACTGCCATACCAGGAATATTCCGCGCGGTCTACTCTGTATGAGTTGCAACACGAAATTGGCGGTTCTTGAGAATGCTGAATTTGTAGCTCAGGCCCGCGCATACCTAACGCAGTATCAACCTTGAAAGGACGGATTCAAAATGGAAGTTATTGACAAGCGATCTAGCAGCGGTTATGTGAAGCCAGAAGCACCTGAAGTAAACGGTAAGGTAGCAGGATTCATCCCGGCGTTTGATCGTGTGCTAATCAAGCGCAATCCGATGGTTCAAGCTGAAAGCGGAATCATTAGGCCAGAGGTTGCACAGGAACAGGCATCTCGTGGAATCGTTATTGCAGTAGGAGAAAGCAAATCTCCGCTTCCTCCAGTTGGTGCTATTGCAAGTTTCTCTAAGTTTGCCGAAGAGAAGCATTTCGACGACGAAGGATCAGACGATTACGTACTCGTCTGGAATGTGGATATTCGAGGCTGGCACAATGCCTGATATTGAGCGTAGACGTTGCCCGGAAGTATTTGAAGAGATGCTGACTCGGCATGTTGGCTTGAATCGGTATGGAGAACCGAACTTCATTATTGCATGGGGGCAGACGTTTTTGTATACCGCTGGAGGTGTGTGGCCTAAGCCGCATGGAGATGGATACTTTGGATATAGAAAATTGCCATTGTCTAACTCTAGTTTCAGCGGAAACGGGATGCCTTGCTGGATGATTCTTGAATGGCATCCACCTGAGGACTATGGAACTCCGGCGGCATACTACTACGACAACCGAGACGATCTAACCGGACTCCAGTTGTTAGGAGAGTATCCACACAAGGGACGTTATGAAATTGCCTATCGTTTGAATTCGCAAGAGTTTCGAGACGGCAAGATGCGAGTTCAGAATTATCACCTTGACGGCTGGATTCTTGATATGCTGATTCCTTGCATTCTTGAAGGTCAGAAGATGAGTATGAAGAAGCGTTTGCAGGTGCTTCGTGAGCGAGATGAACGAGAAGAGAAAGAACAAGACAACAAGATAGACGATATGATCCATGCTTCAAAGCGAAGGATTCTTCCTTCACAGATAGATGACCGAGTCAGACTTATTCAGAAGCAAATGAGCGAAATGCTCAAGACGTTTGGACGTGTGCAACCGGGATTCAAACAAAATTCAATCGCAGCATAGGAGGACGGAATGGCAACAGTTGCAATCATCCCAGAACGAAGTCAAGTTGTGACACATGGACCCGTACATAATGGACCGAGTGCATTGGAGAAATCTATCTATGTCGATCCAGACCAGCTACGCCGGCCAGAGTATACGGTCTATCTGCATTCAATCTCGAAACGGTCATTTGAGCAGCCGCATCCGGTATTTCGCAATGTGATTATTCCGGCGTGTCCCAAAGATAAGCGTTACATCACGTTTATGAAGATCAATCATCCGGTGCAGATTCCAACAGTTGATCCTGATAATGTATCTGGTCCGCTAAAGTGGACTTTTGAGAATGCCAAGCGAGCCGCATTGTGTGTTTGCAACCCAAGTTATGTCGGAGGAGAACTAAGCGCGCAAGATACTCCTCCCCCTGACTGGGCGCAGATTGCCTCTGGTGAGTGCAACTTAACAAAGCAGGGCGTCTTTGCTTCGATGAACGAAGTACCAACAGAAGACGAGCTAAACAAGGCAGAGAATCGTCGCGTTGCTTTCTATAAGGATATTTTCGAGCGTATGAATGGATTGTTCCGATCTGATCCAAAGAAAGCGCAGGAAGAACTAGGACTAGACCACCATCTTGCGGCTGAGATGTTTGGAATTGACGTTGACTGGCATCGCGTTACAACTCCGAAGGTAGAATGCCCGAACTGCGGCGAAAAGATCAAAGAGGGGATCGCATTTCACTACACAAACGGACAACGGTGTGTGCTTGATTGGGAAAAATCGTATCTCGCTGGCGCGGTAAAGAAAGAGGATGTACCCGAGCAGTTTCACTGGTGGAATGATGATGAGCCGGTGAGGCGTGGTCCGGGTAGACCGCCAAAGGAGACATAAAGTTCTGGGGCGAGAGAGTTCCGTCCGCGACCGTCCCGCATAGGTTCACTCGGACCCCAGATCCACTAGGAGAATTATGGCAAACGTCGTCGTAGATGTAACGAGTTTTCCAAATATCAAGACGATTACTGATCTTGTCCGCTCAGATGTGCGCGATGACATGGCTGGTGCGACTGACACTCTTGGTGAGGGGCAAATTCTAGTCAACGATATGTCGTTGAGTGTCACGATGAGCAATCTATTCAATTCTGCTGTCAGAGAGTTGACTCGTAAGCTGCGAATAGTAAACGCTCCGATGCTGATTGCCGATAACTACATCCTGAAAAACATTCCTCCCATGAATGGACCAATGGGATTTCAGGTTGCTGACCCTTCAGTACAGGTCTACGTCGGATTCAATGGATACTATGACGGTACGGAATGGAATCAAAACTGGAGACTTCCGCAGGGATGCTATCAGGTAATGCGTTGCTGGGAACGCCAGAATGCGTCAAATAACATCTTCTGCGATATGGGAGAACCTGCAAACGGACTTCAGGGTGTCTATCAGACTTGTGGATGGGGCAGATGGGAGTGGAGGCAGAACATGGTATGCTTGCCCGGATCGCTCGATTACAGAGACCTACGTTTGCGGTATCGAATGATTTTGAACGCCTTGTTTGTATCGAACGCTGATCCAGCAACTACCTATCTTCCTATCATGGGCTGCGAGGAGGCTGTAGCTAGAATCATTGATCGCCTGTATGCAGCAAGACAGGGTGGATCAGTTTATGAGATGCGCAAGGCTGAGTCCGATGCTGCTGTTTATGACATGCTTAACGGAGAAGTTATGAACAAACAGGGGCAAAACTATCATACGAACGCTTTTGGAAATGAAGCCCCCATGGTTTTGAATTATGGGCAATAGCCACCGCGCGAGAAGCGCACAACCGAAACAAACGGCTGAGGAGGCCGTATAACATGGCAAATGTTCTATTACTCAATCCATTTCCCGCTGGACTCGATTCCACACAAACCACCCTTACTGCCAACGGAAGTGTGCAGCTTCTTGGCAACGCAGTCACTACTGGAGAGCCGATAAACTGGACTTCGCTGATTGATGGTCTTGGTTACAACGAAGTTAACTTTGCAGGAAACGGCATCCACGGACAGAACACTGCGCAGACAACTGGATTCGCAGTATCGGCTGGAATTGCGACTGTAACTGCTGCTAATAACTTCAACACGGGCTGTCAGGTAGTATTCTCTGGGAACACTGGTACCCTATCCGCTCTATTCAACGGCCTCACTGTGACCATCCTGAGTGCAACTACTAGTGCCTTTACGTTCGCAACTGCGCTTACCGGAACCACAACCACCGGAGACGTGGGGTTAGCCTATTCCGGGAGGCAGGTATCTCTTCCAGTTCCTAGCAATGGCGCAATGCTGCTTTCTACGGTGACTGCGTTGTCGGCATCTGGTACTACGTTGACGGTCACTGCGGCTAACGCCTATCTTCCGGGAGCGCAGGTGCAGGTAAACGTGGCAACGGGAACGCTAGGCCCAAAGTTGTCTGGCATGAACCTGACTGTGCTGAACTCCACCTCCACGGCATTCACTGCGGTGATGCCTTCTGCGCTGACCGGCTCTACCGGAACTGGCACAGCCAGCGGGATCAATCCCCCGCAGCCCTACACGGTTTCGTTCTGGTCGCAGAGCGACAGCGGGTATACCTACTCCTATAACCAGGCAACCGGATGCTTGTTTGTCCAGGTTGGCGGGGCAAGTGCAAGCAATCCGCAGGCAAACATTTCTGCAGGAGCTTATCCGGCTGGTGTCCTCAGTGATTGCATAAAGTACGAAGCGCGCTTTGCCAAGGGGTAATAGATGCCCGGCGATCCTGTAATTCTTGACTCTCTAGGTGGGCTGGTATCTACAGCCCGCCCAGAGGACATTCCGGAAGGGGCTTCACCCCGTACCTACGATACAGATTTCATCGTGGGCAGGGTGATTCAGCGTGCAGGTTTGCAGAATGTCTATTCGTATTCTGGGGCTACATACGGGCCAAACGGGGGAAGTGTAGCTACAAGTATTAGTACAGAGGGGAATCCATGGTCTAATCCGGCGAACGTATTGACGAACGATGGAACATACACTACGTCGTCGCCAGTATCTCCTTTGATAACAGATGTAATCGAAGTTTCAGGTTTCAATTTAACTCTTCCATCAATGACCCCAGTTCTAGGCATTGCTGTAGATGTTTATGGTTTCGCTTCAGGAGCAACAATCTATGCTCAGTTGTTAAACAATGGTGTTGCTGTAGGTAATATCTACTCAGCAACGATGCCAACAAGTGAAGGCTCTGTTACGCTCGGGACAGGCTCGACAGACCTCTGGGGAAGCACTTGGGACTACACGAATGTTGATTCTACACAATTCAAAGTACATTTATGGGCAGTTGTTACCTCTCCTGCAACTGTGGCCATAAATTATGCTACTGTCACCATCTATTCTAATGATGGGCAGACTGATTTTCTTGGATTATCGACTACGAATCTAAACCAATCAGACACGACAACACTTGCACTTGATTCTTCTGGTTTGGTGTGGCAGGAGGATGCGAGCAATAATCCCGGAGTCTTGTCCAGAGCAAGTCTTATTCCCGCTGTTATTCCGGGAAGCTATATGAAGGGAATAGACGCAAATGGGACGGCGTATATGGCCTATTCCAACCTTACTCAAGGCAGTTCTCAGCCAATGCAGTATACTGGGTCGTGGTGCGACCGTATTACTCAAGTAGGGCCTGGTACGTCTCCGGTATTTACTCCACAGCAGGCAAGTACAGATACTTATACAATTTCAACTATTACGCAACCATCACAAAAATCAAACGGGTATAGTTACTTTCTCCAGTCGTCTGGACCGGGAAGTACAGATGCAGGAACTTGCGTAACTATTTATTACAATGACTCAGGTGTCAGTAGTGGTGATGCAGATTT